CAGTATAGCCCGGGGCTTTTAGTTGGCCTAAGTAAAGCGATTAAGTCCGTAGACGGAGCATCAAAGCCAGTAGTTAAAACATCTACACTACATATTGCCCTTAAAACTCCTGTTTTATAATTATGTATAATGTGACTTCTTTCATTATGAGAAAGTCCACCATGCACACACTCAACAGAAACGCCGTTACTTTTTAAGATGTTAGTTACTGTTAAGGCAGAATTTACGTTAGGCAAAAACACTAGCCAAGATTTACGAGATTGGCCAGCTTCTAAAATTTTAGGTATAGCTAAAGGGAGTACATCCCCTAGCCTACTTTCGACATCTTCAGACAAAAACTCACCTTTAGAGATTCTAATCTTTGATGTATCAATCTCACCTTGCATAGCTCGCTTAGAAACAAGAGGAGAAAGATAGCCTTGTTCTATTAGTTGCTTTATATCAATCTCATAGGCCACATCAGTAAAAAGCGCATTTTCTCCTTCGGTGAGTAGTCCTGATGTTGTTCTATATGGTGTAGCGGTAAAGCCAACACATCGAGCCTTAGAATTAATTGAAAATATAGTATTTAAAAATTTACGATAGGTAGTCATCTCTTTAAAAGGAACTAGATGAGCTTCGTCTATTAAAACAAGATTTTGTTTACCGAATTTATCGGGACATCTCCCGGCAGATTGTATGCTAGTAAAAGTTACATCTTTGATAGATTTTTTATTTAGAGAAGCGCAGTACATTCCTATCTTAGTATAGGGTAGCTGCGTCAATGCTTGCATCTTCTCAAAGTTTTGCTCTAGTAACTCTTTGCGATGCGCTATAACTATTAATTTAGTATTAGGGATAGTTAAAGATTTTTTTATTAATGCTGCTATAATAAGAGACTTCCCGGCTCCCGTTGGCAATACAGCCAACGGATGCGAGCCTTTATCTTTACAAAGAGAATCCCATAGAGCATTAACGCAATCCTGTTGATACTCTCTTAATTCCATTTTATTGTCTCGTATAAGTACGGTAACTTAATAAAAGTAATTCTTTAGCTAATAAAATATAATCTTGATTAAGGAACTCGACTCCATGGCTAGTCCCGTTTACTTCTACCCAAAAAGAATCTTTATTTATTTCCACAAATAGCGAAAAGTTATTTTCTGGTTTAGAAAGAAACCAATGACGACCAATAAAAGAATCGTTAGAAACAACAGGAGAGCCATAACCTAAAACTTCTTGGCCTAGTTTTATTAAATCATCTACGTTCATTTACTCCTCCCCAATTAAATCTTTAATATAGATACCAGCTTCTCTTTCTTCTTTGGTAATTTCGCAAGTATCTAAATTGCCTTGAACCCCACTCGCATCTCCATAGATTCCGCTCACATCGCCACTAATTCTGCTCACATCTCCCCTAAGTCCGCTCACATCGCCACTAAGTCCGCTCACATATCCACTAATCGCGCTTACATCTCCACTAATCGCGCTTACATCTCCACTAATCGCGCTTACATATCCCCTAAGTCTGCTCACATCTCCACTAAGTCCGCTCACATATCCACTAATCGCGCTTACATCTCCACTAATCGCGCTTACATATCCCCTAAGTTTGCTTAAATCTCCAGTTAACTTGCTTGTATCGCCTATCAATCTTTTAAGTTTTATTGTTGTTAATTTAGGTTTCATTTATTCCTCCCCAATTAAATCTTTAATATCAATACCAGCCTCTCTTTCTTCTTGAGTAATCTCGCAATCATCTAAGTTGCCTTCAAGCCCGCTCACATCTCCACGGATTCCGGTCACATCTCCATCAATTCCGCTCACATCCCCCCTAATTTCACTCACATCTCCACTAATTCCGCTTACATATCCCCTAATTCCACTTACATTTCCACAAAGCCCGGTTACATTCCCACGAAGCAAGCTTACATTTCCACGAAGCCCGCTTACATTTCCACTAATTAGGCTTACATCTCCACGAAGCCGCCTTACATTCCCACTAATTACGCTTACGTTCCCACTAATTGCGCTTACATATCCCCTAATTCCACTTACATTTCCACAAAGCCCGGTTACATTCCCACGAAGCAAGCTTACATTTCCACGAAGCCCGCTTACATTTCCACTAATTAGGCTTACATCTCCACGAAGCCGCCTTACATTCCCACTAATTACGCTTACGTTCCCACTAATTGCGCTTACATTTCCACTAATTGCGCTAGCATCTCCACTGATTCCGCTCACATCTCCAATTAACTTGCTTGTATCGCCTATTAATGTTTTAGGTTTTCTTGTTAATTTAGGTTTCATTTACTCCTTCCCAATTAAATCTTTAATATCAATACCAGCTTCTCTTTCTTCTTGAGTAATCTCACACTTGTCTAAATCGCCGTATATTTCACTTGCTCCACCGCGTAAGCCAGTTATATTTCCACTTAAACCGCCTACATTACCAAAAAGACTTGATGCATCTCCTTTTATCCCCGTTACATCTCCACGAAGCCCAGTCACATCACCAAAAAGCCCGCTCACATCTCCACGGATTCCGGTCATATCTCCACTAATTCCGTGTGCTTCTCCCCATAGCCTTGTTGCATCCCCAAAAAGATTGCTTGTGTCGCCTGTTAGTTGGCTTGTATCGCCTATTAATGTTTTAGGGTTTCTTGCTAATTTAGGTTTCATTTATTCCTCCCCAATTAAAAAAAGAGCTATGCTCATCACATAGCTCCTTAGTTAACTTACCAGTTAGGCTCACTCTTCCAAAACTCTCCATCTTGTGCCGGAGCTGGTGTTTCAACTAACTTGGGCGGCTCAATCAAAGCCTTTGGAGTCGGTAGCCACTTCTTAATGGTGTTCTTATCCTTTTGGATAACTTGTCCTTGTTGAGTGGTATACGGCTTATCCTTCTCAACATCTACTTCGATATCTAACGGTTTATTGAGTAATGCCGTAAAGTCATTGTTTTTAAATATCATCACGGATTCAATTTGCCTCTTATCGGTTAAATTTGCAGCAATCGACCTACACAAAGCCGAAAGCTCCTCCATCGCTCGATTCTTAACTGCTGGTTTTTCATGCCCAATGTTAAAAAAGTCTGTTAGAGTATGACCATAATAATCTCCTAGAATGACCCCATAAGTTACGCGCAAGTGAAAACCTGCACTGCTTTTATTTTGGTATATATCAGCCGATTGAACCTGTACGGTATATCTACCTTTTGGGAGTACCTCGTTACTGCCGGACGTTCTCCCTAGTGCTGCTGTAATGTTAGTTAAATTAAATTCCATTGTTTTATCCCTTTATTATTTTAATTTTCTACTATTTTTTGAGTGTTTGAATTTGCTTTAATTAATGTTACCAATTCTCCCCAAAACTTAGACGGCTCACCTTCAGCAATTTTTAATTCATGCGGTAACTTATAACGATTTTTAGCGGCATAAGCTGGACGTTCTCCGGTATAGATTATCCGTTGACCATCTCCGAAAGCCTTAGTCTTAATCGTACCGAAAGACCCCTCAGTCCTCATAACGCTCACATCATAGGTTAAAAAGAAAAGGCAATCACACCATTCAGAAAGGATAGCCGAAGCTCTTTTATTTAAATCTAATTGGAACCTCTCGTAACTATCTTGTCCCGGTAATTCAACTTTCCTCACTTGACTATGAGCAAGCAAAAAAACTACCATATTTTTAGCGCGTCTTAATGTATCTAACTTAAATACAATTTTTTCCCACTCAACCGCAGCCGCGTCATAGCCTCGACCATAAGGCACTGCGCTGATATCAGGCACGTTTAATTGCTCAGCAACATGCCGATGAACTAAGCGCTCAAGCCAATCAAGCGAATCGATAACAACTGTACCGTGTGTGTGTTCATTGTTTAATAAAAAATCTAGTACACCGATGAAATCGCTATACTTTGAAATTAAATCAGTAGCCGGAACGCTTAGATCCACTAGCCCATCCTCTAACTGTATAAATACAGGTGATGGAGTCTTAGACGCTAAAGTGGTTTTCCCAGCTCCTTGGATACCGTATAAAATAATTCTTGGCGGTAGTAATTTTCTATTTGCATTAAATGGTGACATGTTCTCCTCCGATGTTGTATAAAATATAATATACAACAAGTAAGAGGAGAGTGCAAGGGTATGTTAACAGCTCAAGAGTTTTTAGAAAGGTTTAGAAGTTTGCATTGTTTTCAGATATTTGGAGACAATGCCGAAGCGAAAAAGACTATATTCCCTCGATGGTTTTTTAATACCTTTAATGAAGCAGAGAAGCAACTAAGAGAATTAAATAATCGAGGCGGCGGTATTTTTTTTGTAGTAAATGAAACCGATGGACAAGGCAGAACAGAGAAGAACATTACAAAGATTACGAGCTGTTTTGTTGATTTAGACGGCGCACCTTTAGACGCTGTTTTAAATTGCGAGATAATGCCTTCTATTGTGGTTGAGACTAGGCCAGGCCGTTATCATTGCTATTGGTTCGTGAAAGACGTTAGCTTACAAGACTTTCCAGTTATTCAGTTAGCTTTAGCTCAGAAGTTTAACGGAGATAAGACCGTCAAGGATGTATGTAGGGTAATGAGAGTCCCTACCTTTTACAATCAAAAAGATAATTCCTTTTTAGTTAGAGCGAAGAGCTTAAATAAAGATGTAATATCAGGCGACCAGTTAATTACTAAGCTAGAATTAAACATTCACGCAAGTATTTCTGAGTATACAAAAACAACTGTAAAACTCTCTGAAACTCATTTAGTAGGAGAGGGAGAGCGTCATGAAACTTTGATGAAACTTGCTCGTAAATGGGCAGCAAAAGGGCTTGAAGAAAGCGAAATACTGGATATCTTAACTATAGCTAATAATAGATTTACGCCGCCATTACCGGCATCACGGTTTGAAGAAGAAGCACGTCGCATTATATCCACTGTCAAAAATTATGAAGGCGGTACCCTTGGCACTGTTCAGATTGTAAGCGATGAACCAGACGAGGAAGAGGAAGAGCACAAGATAGAGCTACCAGCTACGGCAATTACAGACGATATAGTAGCAAAGGCTCCTAACTTAGTAGGCGAGCTAGTCAAAGCAATAACAGATAGTGCTATATTCCCGATTCCTATTTTAGCTTTACAAAGTGCTTTGGTGATTGTGTCAATGCTGAAGCGCAAAAACTATGTAGGATATTTTAACGGATTTTGTAACCTGTACACCATCGGCACCGGCTCTGCTGCGGGCGGTAAAGGTCATAACCTAAGCTGTGTCGATAGCATCCTAGCTGCGTGTGGTGCTGATGGGTATACAGTTGGGAAGCTTGTGTCCAGTCCTTCAGTTAGTACCGCATTAAATAGGACAGGAGGATGCTCCTTGAGCATGATTGATGAAGCCGGTATTTATTTAAAGCCTTTATTAATAAATAGATATTCAGACAAAAACGCATTAGGGCTTAGGGAAACCCTAATGGTAATGTTTAATGCTAACAGGAAGGTGAGGGGGGCTGAATACAGCTCAAGACAAGGCGCAACCGAACGTTTAGACGTGCAGAGTCCATTTTTAAGTGTCTATGGTGTTACAACTCCTGAGACTTTTTATAGCAACATTAGCGCAGAACACGCAGCCGATGGGTTTTTAAGTCGATGGCTTATATTTGAAAGCATTGAACCTGAACAGCGAAAAAGAAATTGGAGCGCAGGCAATAAAGAAATAGACATAAAGCTACTTGAAGAGCTGCAAAGAATCTCCAACATTCTTACCGCTAGGCCGATGAAACTTAAATTTACATCAGGAGGAGAGGATTTATATAGAGATATTATAAATTACTATGATAAAATAACCCAAGAAAAGAAAGATACTAACGAAGTAAGTATAAGAGGACGACAAGGTGAACACTTTGATAAATTGTGTACTATTTTATCTAATATTGATAATGAAACCAACATTGAGGCGATAGAGTATGCCAATAAATTAGTAATCGGATGCTCAGATACTTTATGTACTCATCTAACGGATGAGAATTTACATAAAAGCTCGATAGGGGAAAAGACTGAGCAATTTATTAAGTTTTTAAAGTTAGGCGGTCGAAATGGACGCACAAAAACTGAAATATCAAAGCGAATGTATCACATACCAGCGAAAGAGCGCGAAGAGATTATGAATACTTTATTGGAAGGTAAAAGAGTCAAGGTATGGCAAAGGCCGACACGCACTGGACGGCTTGAAACAAGACTTAGATTTGTAAACT